GCTGAGCAATGACTGGTATGGTCTTTCGGTCGCCTATCCGACGACGACAGATGCGGACATCATCGCTGTGGCAGGAACGATCGAGGCCTCCAGCCCGCAGCGGTTCTTGGTTGCCACAACGAACAACGCCAATACGATCAACCCTGGAAACACGACCGACCTCGGCAGCGCACTGAAGGCGCTCGGCTACAACAACAGCGCGGTGCAATATTCGATTTCCAGCCCGTATGCCGCGGTAAGTCTGTTCGCGCGCCAGGCCTCGGTCGATTTCACCGCCAACAATTCGACCATCACTCTGATGTATAAACAGGAGCCCGGCGTCGCTCCGGAGGTGCTCAGCGAGACCGCGGCGGCGGCGCTGCATGCCAAGAGCGTCAATGTCTTTGTCGCCTATCAGAATGCGACCGCGATCATCCAGTACGGCACTGTCGCTTCCGGCCAGTATATTGACACCATTGTCGGGCTCGACTACATCCAGAACGCGATGCAGACCGGGATTTTCAACGCGCTCTACACGACGCCAACTAAGCTTCCACAAACCGACGCCGGCGTGAACCAGCTCGTCACGGTCGCCGAGTCGGTACTCGCCCAGGCGGTGTTCGACGGCCTGGCGGCTCCGGGTGTGTGGACGGGACCTTCATTCGGTGCGCTCTCGCAAGGGCAGATGCTCGCGCAGGGGTTCTATGTATTTGCCCCCTCGGTCGACACACTGTCCGCGGCCGATCGGGCGGCTCGTAAATCGCCGCCACTGCAGTGCGCTCTCAAGCTGGGTGGAGCGATCCACACAGTGGATGTAATTATCAACGTCAACCAATAGGTGAAGGGACTTTTTAAACCATGCCTGCATATAGCTTTCTAAATTGCCAAGCCACGATCGTCGGCCCGGGCGGCGCCTTCTCTCTGGGTAGCGGGTCGGCTACGGCAGAGGAGGGCATCGAGATCACCATGACGGTCGAGAAAGGCACCCTCACGATCGGAGCGGACGGCACGCCGATGCACAACCTGATCGCGGACAAGTCGGCCGCTGTGATCGTCCGGCTGTTGAAGACGAGTCCGTACAATGCCAAGCTGATGGCGATGTATGACTTCCAGTCGCAGAGCAGTTCGCTCTGGGGCCAGAACGTCATCAACGTCTCCGATCCCTCTGTGGGTGACTCAACGACATGCCGGTCGGTCGCCTTCCGAAAGAAGCCGGACATTCGCTACGCCAAGGAAGGAGGAATTATGGAATGGGAGATGATCGCCGGCTACGCCGATTCCATTCTGGGGATCGCCTAGCCCATGCTCGAATTCGATATCTCCGGCAATCACTATCGCAGCGGGAAACTGGGCGCGCTGCAACAGCTTCATGTGTCGCGGCGCATCACCCCGCTTCTTCCCAAGCTACTCCCGGCCGCCAGCCTCGTTTCCCGCACTCCGGATGCAATCAAGAACATCGACCTGCTGGCAGCCGCATTCGGGCCGGTAGTCGACGTCTTCTCGCAACTGCCGGATGATGACGTGGACTTTGTGATCGGCAACTGCCTAAGCGTAGTGACACGCCGGCAAGGAAACACCTGGGTCGCCACCTGGAATGTTGCCAGCAAATCACCCATGTTCGACGACATCGACATGGTCATTCTGCTGCAGATTGCGGTGAAAGTGATCTGGGACAATCTCGGCCCTTTTATACGAGGGTTCACCGCGAGCGCCGCGGCGGAGAATCCGGAAGCGGCATAGGGTGGGCCTCCCTGCCTGGTGGCGAAGACTGGCTGCTGCGTCCGGTAATGCATGGCATGTGCCAGTACGAGAGCCTCAAAAACGGAGCGCTCGACTTGTGCGATGTGGCGCTGATGAACGAGTACCTGGACGTTACGGAAGAGAACCGGGTGATCGCCGAACGCCTGCGATCCACCCAATAACTTATGCCTAGCGGCGCGGATGTAATCAAAGAGTTTCTGGTCTCGCTCGGCTGGAAGGTCGATTCGCAAGGGCAAAAGCGCTTCACCGACGGGGTGAAGTCCGCAGACGTCGGCTTGAAAAAGCTTGCCACCTCGATCGCCATTCAAACCGAAGCGGTCCACCAGATCGTCGAAGGGTTGAAGCACGCGGCCGGCGCAGTCATCGACTTTTCGCGAGCGGTTGCCGAGGGCATGGAGAAGCTGTACTTCGCCTCACAGCGCACCAAAGCGTCGGTCGCCAACATCCAGGCATTCGGATTTGCGGCCGGACAAATGGGATCCACCGCCGATGCGGCAGCCGCCTCCCTGGAAAACCTAGCGCGGTTCATGCGGGTCAGTCCCGGAGGCGAGAGCCGGATCCGCGCGCTCCACGTCGAGACGCGCCAGGCGAATGGGGAACTGCGCGACACCACGGAGATTCTGCAGGACCTGGGCAAGAGTTTGGCTAACATGCCGACCTATCGCCGGTACGCACTCTCGCAGATGCTGGGGATCGACGAAAAGACCATGATTGCCCTGACTGAGGGCGTCGGCCAGTTCAGCCACGAGTATCTCGCGATGCTCAAGGCCGTAGGAATGGATTCGACCAAGGCAGCCAAGGGATCGCACGAATTCATGAACCAGATCCGTTCGGTGGGGGCGGCGATCACAATCCTGTGGCAAAAGATCGGTGCCGGCATGGCGGGCCGGCTCTCGGCCACAGTAAAGCGGTTTCGGGAATGGTTTGTCAGCCACTTCGAGCAGATTGGAAAGGCTATCGATTACGCCCTGGATCTGGTATTCAAATTCATCAACCTGATGGAGACCTTCGCTTCCGATGTCGTTCAGGACGTGCAAAGCGTCATTGACTGGTTCAACCGAATGGATGTGAGCACAAAGAAGCTCATCGCCGCATTCGCCGCTGTGGGCGTTGCATTCGCCGCGCTAGGCGCGCTGTTCCTAGCTTCGCCCGTGACCGCGACGATCGCGCTGATTGCAGCCCTGGCAGCCGCCCTATTCCTGCTGTGGGATGACTACGAAGGATTTAAACGCGGCGCAGACCATGCGCTTCCCTGGGAGAAATGGGAACCACAGATCGAAGCGGCAAAAAAGCAGGTACAGGAGCTCGCAGAATCGTTCGAACGGCTGCTCACCGCGTTCAACAATCTCGGCAATGCATTGTCGAAAAAGATAGAGGTGAAATTCGACATCAGCAACCTGATCGACCTGGTGAACCTGGTGACGGCCGTCGTATCCGGCGACTGGGCAGAGGCAGGCAAGATCGCAAAGGGAATGAAGCAGAAAGTCGAAGTCCTGCCCGAAAACAGAAGCGGCATCGACCAGGCGCTCCACGGCGAAGGTCGCCCGAGCGACAAGCAAATGGCCAACACCCACATGTCTGGCTTGTTTGGGGAGGCGTGGGCAAATACAAAGAAGTTCTTCGATGTGCCGGGGCAAATGAAGGACTACAGCAACCTGGTGCAGACGCGAAATGTGCGGACCAACAATCCGGGCATGCTGGTCGATAACAAGTACGTGCGGGCCATGCCGGGGGCGCTGGGCCTTGAGGAGCTGCCTGCAGGCAGCAAAGAAAAAGCCCAGTTTGAGCGGTTCGATACCGCCGAACACGGCTTACTCGCGATGGCTCGTAATCTGGTGAATTACTCGCAGCGGGGAATTTCCACAGTGTCCGCGATCGTCGAGACCTGGACCAAAGGCGATTCACCCGAAAAACAAGCGAACTATAAGCGCGACCTCGATAAATTCCTGGACGTCAAGTCCAATCAGACGTTGGACCTTCAAAATCCAGAGCTGCTCGCGAAGGTCATGCGCGGCATCGCAACGCATGAGGGCGGCGCGCCCTACCGGCCAGAGCAATTCTTGACGGCCGCGCAAGGCGCACTATCGGGCCAGGGCATCACCGTGAATCAGACCCTGAATACGACGGTGAACGGCGTGTCCGATCCCAAAGAAGCCGCGGCCGAGGTGGGCCGGGCGCAATCACGTGGCAACGGATTGCTGATTCGCCACTTAAGCACCCAGTTGGTCCGGTAAAGCGCCAATGGCCTCGATCATCCCTGCAGTACTCGGCGGCGCACTGATTGGCCTCGAAACCATCCTGATTAAGAAGGCGCGTTCGATCGCCGGAATCTTCCCCGACGTGGTCATCGAAGAAATCCACCACGATGAGCTGGAGATCACCAACCACCCGGTATCACAGGGCGGCGCTCCCAATGTCATCAGCGACCACGCATTCAAGCGGCCGGCAGAGCTCGGTATGCGCGTCGGGTGGTCGCCGAGCGGAAGTGTCTTCAATTTGGGATCGGATTACATCTATGACGTCTATCAGCAACTGCTCGATCTCCAGAACACGCGCGAGCCCTTTGAAATCTCGACTGGAAAACGGTCTTACGAAAGCATGATGCTGCGGTCCCTCGCTGTGGTAACGAACAAGGAAACCGAGAACTGCCTGATGGTCGAGGCGCGATTTCAGCAGGTGATTATCGTGCAGGTGCGCACGACGACGCTGCCGCCATCTCTTTACCAGGCGACCCCGCAAAAGACCGCCGAGCCACAGGATACCGGCACGGTGCAGCCCACCCCGGTGGTCGATCGAACGATTTTGAAAACCATCGTAGACATTGTCAAAGGCGTCGGAAATTAGGCGATGGCCCCGGCTTTGGTTGAAATTCCGCTGCTCGCGTCTTCGGAGCGTTTTCTAGTGAGCCTGGCCGGCGTCCAATATCGATTCTCGGTGCTGTGGCGAGAGAGCGATGCGGGCGGCTCCTGGTATCTCGATATTGCTGATGCGAGCGGTGCACCGATCGTCTCTGGCATTGCGCTGGTGATGGGCGTCGACCTACTCGGCCAGTATGAATATTTGAAGCTCGGCGGCTCCCTGGTCCTGAATTCTTTGGGAGACGTGCTCCCGACCTACACCAACCTTGGGACCGGCGTCCGGATGTATTTCGCAACTGCCGCATAAACAATGGCCGATTATCAGTGGCTGCGAAAGGTGAAGCTCGCCGTCGGCGACGACACCGGCTCGGGACTCGACCTGTCCGATCTGCATATTGTGTTCCGCGTGCAGACTGCGACAATCAGCACGCCCAAGCTCCTCGAAGTGCGGATCTTCAATCTATGGGAGGGCGACGCGCAAACCATCCAGCAGGAATTCACTCAGGTCCAGCTTTCGGCCGGTTACCAGGATGGACCCTTCGGAAAGATCTTCAGCGGAAGCATCTCGCGCATTCGCATCGGCCGGGAAAACGCGACCGATACGTTTCTCGAGATTGTCGCCTGTGACGGGGACGAGGCCTACTGCTGGGGAACGGTGCAGCAGGCGCTCGCCGCCGGCCACACGCTCACCGATGAATTAAACCTCATCAAAGCGCAACTGGAACCGTACCAGATCACCATTGGCTACATCCCCGAGCTCCAGAACGATAAGGGGAAGGGAATTCGCGGCAAGGTCGTGTACAAGTCACTCCGCGATTTCATTAGCAACTTCGCCGCCGAGATCACCTGCGACTGGCACATCGAAGATGGCCAACTGTCCTTCATTCCGCAAGCCGGCTATGTCCCGGGCGATGCGGTAGTGCTCAACGGGCAGTCGGGAATACTCGGATCTCCGGTTCAGACCATTGATGGGCTGGAGGCGCGCTGTCTACTCAATCCGAACCTGCGGCCAGGCCGGCTGATTCAGGTGAACAACAAGGAAGTGCAGACCGAGACAATCCGGCCTACTCCGATCTCGGTGTCCGACCAGCTCTACATTCCGGACCTCAGTAAGGATGGGACCTACAAAGTTTATGCGCTGTCTCACATCGGCGATACGCGTGGCCAGGCCTGGTTCAGCGAACTTATCTGCGAGGCAATGAATCCGACCAGCGGCAACGTGGTCACCTCATCTCGGTATCTGGAAGCGGTGCCGCAGTGAACGCGCGTGAACGGTTTCACGACGAAGAGGAGATCTTCCGCAATGCTCTGCAGGCATTCGTGGCCGGCGTGTGGACGGCGCTGCCGGGCATCATCCAGTCCTATGACGCGGCGAAGGTCACGGTGGTCGTGCAGCCGGCGACGCGGGGCGTGGTGCAGACCAAATCAGGGGCTTTGAACCAGGTGGATTTGCCGTTGCTCGTCGATGTCCCGGTGGTGTTTCCACATGGCGGAAACTGTACGCTTACCTTTCCCCTCGAGAAAGGGGACGAGTGCCTGGTCGTGTTCTCTTCCCGATGCATGGATGAGTGGTGGCAGTCCGGCAATGTGCAGCTACCGCAAGATCCGCGGATGCACGATCTCTCGGACGGCTTCGCAATTCCGGGCCCGTTCTCGCAAGCGGCGCTCACTGCGATCGCCGCGCGCAGCACCACGACCGTGCAGCTCCGCAGCGACGATGGCTCGACCTACGTCGAACTGGATCCGGCCGGCCAGGTCGTGAACGTCGTCGCGCCTGGCGGGATGAGTATCACCTCCCCGATGATCACCATCACCGGCGACGTCGCGCTCAATGGAGGCCTGGTGGCAACCGGAGACGTGAAAGCCAGCGCGATCAGCCTCGAGACGCATAAGCACCTGGGCGTGACGACGGGCGGCGGCACGAGCGGATTACCAACGCCATGAAATATCGAAAGCTCGATTCGAAAGGTGACTTCACGCTCGGCACCGGCACTGATTTCTATCAGAACGTGCCGGCCGCGGTGGGGCAGGCGGTCCAGACTCGACTCCGGCTCTTCACGAGCGAATGGTTTCTGGACTCAACCGAGGGCACTCCCTGGCGCACCGACGTGCTGGGCAAGTACACCGCGCAAAGCTATGACTCTGTCATCAAGGCACGCATTCTCGGCACGCAGGGCGTCCGGCAGATTCGTGACTACTCGAGTTCGGTGGACCCGGTAAAACGGAGCCTTTCGGTGGCCGCCACGATCGACACAATTTACGGATCGACCTCGCTCAACGTGACTCTCTGATGGCCATCACCACTACCGCTCCCACGATTGATCCGACCGGCATCACTGCGCCCGTCTTTGCCGATATCCTAAGCTTCCTGCAGGCGCAGTACCGGGCAATTTACGGCGCAGATATCGTTCTCAGTGCGGATTCCCAGGATGGCCAGTTTCTTGCCATCATTGCCAGTGCGATTAATGACGCGAATGCAACCGCGATCGCGATCTACAACGCGTTCTCGCCATCGACCGCGCAAGGTGCCTCGCTCTCGTCCGTTGTCAAAATCAACGGCATTGCGCGCGCGATCGCTACGTTTTCCACCGTCGATGTCCTGATCACCGGGGTGGCAGGAACAACGGTCGTCAATGGCGTGGTGCAGGATACGGCCGGCTTCAAATGGAATCTGCCGGCGTCCGTCGTCATTCCAGTTGGCGGCCAGCTCACCGTCACTGCCACCTGCCAGTCAATTGGCGATATCACCGCGCTTGCCGGCACGGTGACCAAAATCGCGACGCCCACTCTCCACTGGCAAACAGTCACCAATCCGTCGGCCGCCGCGGAGGGCGCTCCGGTTGAGTCGGACGCCGCGTTACGGATCCGCCAGACCAAATCGACCGCGATCCCCTCGCTCACGGTGCTCGACGGGATTATCGGCGCGGTCGCCTCGCTCACCGGCGTGACCAGGTACCGCGGCTACGAGAACGACACCGCTGCGACTGATGCGAACGGCATTCCTTCCCATTCGATTTCGCTGGTGGTCGAAGGCGGGGATGCTGTCGCGATTGCGAATGCGATCGCAGCAAAGAAAACGCCAGGCGCCGGCACGTATGGGACGACGACGGAAACGGTCATCGATGTCTATGGCATCCCGCATCCCATCCATTTCTTCCGCCCGAGCAACGTGCCCATTACGGTCGAGATCAGCCTGACGGCGCTCACCGGCTATATCTCGGCGATCGGCGTTGAGATCCAGAAGGCGGTCTCGGACTACATCAACGCGCTGGCAATCGGGCAGAAGGTCATGCTGACCAGGATCTATGTACCGGCGAACCTGAGCGGTTCACCCGACGGCGCCACGTTCGAGATCACCGCGCTGACGCTCAACGGCAGCGGCAGCGACATTGCGATCGCATTCAACGAGGTCGCGACGTGCGTGCCTTCTGATGTGACGCTCACTGTCACGTAATCCCATGGCACAAGTTTCCGATTACACCGCTCTGATCACCTCAGGGCATGCGACGGCTCCGAAGTTCGTCGCTATGGTTTCGGCCATTGCGCGGGCCTTCGTGGACCTGCAAAACCTGCTCGGCAGTGTGCCCGCGGACTACGACCTCGACGCGGCCGTCGGCGCGCAGCTCGACGCGGTGGGCCTGTGGGTCGGCGTCGGCCGCAATATCAGTATTCCGATTTCGGGCGTCTATTTCTCGTTCGATGTCGTGGGCTTGGGATTCAACCAGGGAGTGTGGAAAGGTCCCTTCGATCCGGCCTCCGGAATCGTATCGCTCGACGATGGCACCTACCGGCTGCTGCTGCGCGCCAAGATCGGGGCCAATCACTGGGATGGGACGCTGGCTGGCTCGGTCGAAATACTGAACCAGATCTTCGCCACCGGAACAGTGGGCGGCTCGCTCTATGGCGAGGGTGGCTATGGCGAAGGAGGCTATGGTGCGCCCACCTCCGGAACATTCGTCTTCATCGTGGATCACGATGACATGTCGATCACCATCGGCGTCTCCGGACAGCTTCCCTCGGCGCTCTTTCTCGCGCTGTTGAGCGGCGGCTACATTCCGATCAAGCCCGAGGGTGTGCACATCAACAACTACGTCGTGACCTCTGTTGACGGCGCGCCCATCTTCGGATTCGACGTGCAGAACCAATACATCGCAGGCTTCGATACCGGCGCCTGGGGCAAAAAACTTTAAGGGATTTCCATGCCAACCAATGATTTTCTACCCTTCGCCGCAGCGGGCGGCGCTAATGTCCTCTCCCAGGCTGCCTATGCTGCTCTGACGACGCTAGTCGCTAATGGCTTCACCGCCGGCGAGGCCGACAGCGCGCAGCTCAACAAGGTCTGGCGGCAGGCCACCATCATGGCTGCCGTAATGGGAGCGTTTATTGCCGACTTTTCGGGTCAGAATGCAGTCGACGACGGGACGACCCTGACGCTCGAATTGAACCTGTTTGCGGCGATTCGATCGATCTCGAAGCAGGGCATCGTGCTCACCGATACGGGCGCCGCCAATGCTTACACCGCGACAAACGTGCCGCCGTTCGGATCGCTGGTCTCGGGCGTCCTGCAGACGGTTCTGATCGCCCATAACAACACGGCCGCCTCCACCTACGCTCCCGACGGCCTGACGGCGAAACCGATCTTCGGGCTCAGCGGCGCCGCGCTGCAGGGCGGGGAACTGATCGCCAACCAGCTTGCGTCGCTCATGTATTCATCCACCGCAAACGGCGGTACCGGCGCATGGATCCTGCTCAGCTGCAGTGGCGGCGCGCTCCCCTGCGCCCCGGGGACAAAGAACAACCAGGCAGTGAACCTGGGTCAATTTTCGACTGCCCTATTTGCGACCAGTGCCGGGTACCAAAAATTTCCATTTGGGCTCATCGTTCAATGGGGACAAGCACAGACCAGCGTCGCTGGCAGCGTGAATATCACATACCCAATGACGTTTCCGGGTGCAGTGGCCGCGCTTACGGTCACCGAGCGCGCGGCGGCCGTCTGGAGCAACACAAACTCGGGATACTACGGAGCCGTGGATCTCATTTCCAACAGCGGAGCAACGATCAAATCGGCAATCTGGAACGGCACTGCGGTGACCATTGCCGGCTCAGGTGTCTTTTCTTGGATCGCGATCGGGTACTAACCACATGTCACAAAAATATGCAGCCTTCGATGAATCTGGAACGATTAACGCGTTCTACGATTCGCTGGACAGCCCCGTCCCGGAAGGGATGACCAACGTTATTGAAATCACCTTCGATCAATGGCTCGCCTGTATCTCCGAATCTGGCGCTTGGTGCGTGCAGAATGGTGAGCTCATCCCGACTCCGCCCCTTCCGGATGAACAGTTACTGGCCGATGCAAGGACAGCGAAGACACGAGCGCTGCAAGGCGCATGCGCGCTCGCGCTTCGCTCCGGTTACTTGTCTACTTCACTCGGAACCACTCATTCCTACGGCAGCGCAGCGACTGACCAACAAAACCTCGTGGATTCGGTGGCGTCGTCGCTTATGCCCAGCTTGCCGGGCGATTGGGTGACTTACTTATGGACGGAGGCCGGGGCCGACGACTGGCTGTATACGTCGCACACAGCCGCCCAGGTGCAACAGGTGCACAGCGACTGGATGGCGTTCCGGCAGTCACAACAGCAGAAGCTGATCACGCTCATGCAGCAGACGATTGAAGCGACTACTATCGAGGCGGTCCAAGCGATCAGTTGGTAGCTGCTTCCCGTCCCACGTTTTTTTAGGAGAAATTGTATGCCTGATACGCCTAACGTTGGTCTGGAGGTCCCAGATCTCAATTCGTCCCAGTGGGGAACCAAGCTCAACTTCAACTGGAACCTGCTCGATACACTGCTCGGAGGATCGCAGAAGTTTCCCACCGGGGTCTTTCAGCAATCGGTCGATCCATCCGGGCCGAGCGGTGGGACCTACCTGATTGTCAGCACCGCAAATCCCGCATCCCCAACGCTGTGGATCTTCAGCGGAGGGGTCTGGATCAAAGTCAATACACCGGGAACTTGGGGAGCCATTTCGGGCATTCTAGCGAATCAGACCGATCTAGTGGCTGCGCTGGCAGGCAAAGCACCAACTTCCGGAATAGACGCCACTGCCATCGGTGCGGGCGATGTAAGCAGCGCTAGGTTTAGTTATCTCAATAGCCTGACGGGGAACGTTCAGTCCCAAATCAATTCAATTCCTGTCCCGACGATCTATCCGACTGGACTGATATCCCTATACGCCATGACGGATGGGTCCGGGTCAACACTCACCGACTCTTCCGGAAACGGCAATAATGCTACGCTTGCTTCCGCCGGCGCAGCTCCTACGTGGGTCACTGGTGGCCTTCACTTCGCAAATACGCAATTTGTATCCCTCCCGTCGGCGGTGAACACGGCTCGAACCATCCAGATCTTCGCGGTTCCGGATGTTCCGGTCTACCCACCATTGACCGCCCAGCCCGATAACGTGACCATACTGCAGGGTTCAGTGGCACAGAGCATAGCGCTGAGAATGAGCCGCTTTACCGGAGACAAGGGTTATGGCGGCACGCCCTGCATGGGCCGCACCGATGCCTTGCAGCAAATTTGCTCAGCGACCAACGTCGCCGGGCCACACCTAGTCAGTTGGGTAATTAGCGCCGGGGTCTCCAAAATCTATGTGGACGGCAATGAGGTCGTCTACACCACCCATGGCTCGATGTCTTCCTCTTTGACGCTTATACAGGGTGGGGTCTGGCAGCTCGGAGGAAGTGCAATCGGAGTCAATGAATACTATTTTGGGACCGTTTTCTACGCGCTGTTTTATTCCACGGAATTGACGCCGGAACAGATCGCACAGAACTACACAGCGGTAGCTGCGATTCTTGAAAAGCGAGGGGTGCAACTGAACTATACGCTTGGCTCAAGCGTTAGCAATCAGGCCGTTTTTGTCGGAGATTCCATCACCTATGGACAGGGGGCAACGGCCGGATTTCCCTCTCTTATTAGCACCATCAGCACCTATACGGTGACAAACAAAGGTATTCCCTCAATCTGGGCTCAGCAATGGAGGCCCTACCTCCCGTTCACAGTGGATCCGTTATACGGGGGCGGTGCCGCGCAGAACATCGTGTTTGTTTTCTTGGGAACAAACGATACAGCTTTGGGCAATGTGGCGGCCGATCAGATACTCGGAAACCTTTCCGGAATCGCTAACGAGCGCCGGCAGAAGGGCTGGAAGGTAATCGTCGCAACGATGCTTTCACGAACGGGGGCCGACGCAAAGAAAAACACCCTAAATACACTGATCCGGCAGTATTGGTCGTCTTTCGCGGATGCACTGTGTGACTTTGCTGCAGATCCGTTGCTTGGCGCAGATGGAGCCAGCGCGAGCGCAACGTATTTTCAGGTTGATCACGTACATCCAACCGATGCCGGGCAGGCCCTCCTCGCCACACATGCACAGCAGACGATCAACTCGCTGTACTATCTGAACGGGAAGACGCCCACGCCGGTCACCACTGCGACCTATACAGAACTTGACGCCGACATCGTGGTCGTCTATTCCGGCGCATCTACCAGCACGATTACGCTCGTCGCTGCGACAAGTCAAACTGGACAGGTCCGCACGATTGTGAATGCCTCTGCTTCCGGCGTCACCGTTGCACCTTCCGGATCAGAAACGATCACTGGAAGCACGTCCATCGCGGCCGGTACCACTGCCAAATTCCAGGCGACTCTGGTTTCGGCCAGCGCCGGCGGTGCTTACTGGCTGCGAATCCAATAGACTGCTCTCGCTTAATCTACTAAGTCACTTACTCGCCAAGGAAATCACATCATGAGTTTTTTCGGATTCTTCGGGAAGATCGCGCACGCGTTTGCCTCGCCGCCGGCGACGCAGTTCGCCACCTCGCTCGGGAGCGCCTTGGTGGGCACTCTCAACCCGGGCCTGGGCACACTCGTAGAGATGGTCGGCAACGCTGCTTATGCCGTCGAGATGAAATCGGCATCGGCGCCTGGCCAGGAGAAGAAAGACCAGGTGAAGCAGATCCTCGACGTAACCTCGCCTGTTACGCTGCAGCTGCTGGCTGCGGTCACCGGGCGCGCGATCAGTGACCCGAGCGCGCTTGCGCCGGTGCTCGACCGGCTGATCGATGACATTGTCGCGTTGTTCAACACGCTCGGCGTCTTTCAGAAACCTTCTGATCCGCTTACCCTAGCGGCTCCTGCGCCAGCTCCTGCGCAATGAACTCGCTGGATTCGCCGGGCGGGCATATTCTGATCACGCTGATGATCTTTGCGACTGGCATTGTCATGTACATCAAGGGCATCGAATACGGCAAAGAGATCAGTGCCGGCGCGCTCGGCAGCCTGTGGACGTTGCTGCAGACCAGGCGCACCGGTCAGCAGATCTTGAACCAGGGCGCAACCATCGTCCAGGGCGTGACGGATAACACGGAGAGCCACTGATGCTGAGCGACCAACAAGAGCAAAACCTGAAGGCCGCGGCTCCGGCCGCCCTGCGAACCGAAGAGGCGACCGGAATGCCGGCGCGCGTGACGCTTGCGCAGTGGGTCGAGGAGTCCGGCTGGGGGACGCATGCGCCGGGGTGCAACTGCTTCGGCATCAAATCCTATACCGGCTGCTACGGCACCCAGATCCTGATGACCAGGGAAGGGAACAATCTCAAGCAGATACCGCAGACCTTTGCCACCTTCCCAAGCTCCGAGGCCTGCTTCACCTATCACGCGAGGCTGATCACCACCGGCCAGCGTTACGGCCGCGCGTGGATGGGCTACGCGGCCAGCCGGAACTCCGAGCAATTGATTCGCGACATCGCCCCGATTTATGCGCCGGGAAACGATAAATATGCGACCAACGTGCTCGGCCACTTTCGCGACCAGCGAATTATCGACGCTCTGCAGAACGCGAGCACAACTCCGAACGCATGACGACGCCGCAACCGCCACCTGGCCAGCAGACGCCCGAAGCACCGCCGACGCCGGCCGCAGAAGAACACGCGTCGATGCTGGTCGAGTGGCGCAACCGGTTGCACGAGATCACGCTTCTGATCGCGTGCGCCACGATGATGATCCTTTCCTGGAGTGCGCTGTCGGTTGCCGGCGACATTCATGCCGCCAGGGTCGACCAGGTCGAATCCGGTGCCGCTGGAAAGGCAGTGATCTTCGCCAAAATCGACGAGTTTTTAGGCGTCTCCAAGCAATTCCTAGTGATCTTGCGCGTGCTCGAATCTCGCCTCGATACCCAGCTCACGCAAGTGCGATCGCAAGTACAGCAATCGAGTGAAGATTCCAACAAGACCGCGCAGAAGGCGATCGCTGCGGCGGCCGACGCCGTCAGCCAAACCAGCGAGAAAGCCGACCAGGTGATCAGCGCGGTCCAAGACAACAAGCCGCTGGCGCCGGTGGTGCATGTCGAGGCTCCCAAGCCGCCGGATATGCCGCCAGTGATAGTCTCACCAGTTATACCGGCACCGCCTCCGCTTGAGAACCCGACCGCAGAGCCGCCTCCACAAAGGCGAGGGTTCGGGCAGTGGCTGAAGAAAGTATTCTCGTTTTCGAAGAAGAAGGACTGAGCGATGACATGGCAGAGTCTACGCACAGGCCGGATCCCTACAGCGGGCCCACACCACCGTCCTGGAAAACGATACTCGACTATGGGTGGAAAGCAGCGTTCATTCTCTTATTGTTGGGTCGAACGTACTGGACCAGCGAGGCGTCAAAGACCGAAATCGCGGAACTTAAGGCGAATTACGAGGCATTGCAAAAGAGCTTTATCACGATCGACAAAGATCTGACCAAGGTGCAAGCGCAGATAGAAATACTGCAGGCAGAGCGGCAACAACAGATCATCGCCGCGCAGCAACAACGGAATCGGTAAAAAAGCCGCCGGGCGCGGCTTAAGCGGTACTCCCGGTTTTGGGTAATAGAAATGAGGCAGCGCAACCGGGCGCGCGTCTCATTTCTATTACTTTTCCACCATCCAGTCGGTCGTTCGGCGCTGTCGACTCTTGATCCATGCGAGCAAGCACCCTGGCAAATTCCTTTGCTACTTTCCGCTCACTCGCAGTGCGTTGGCTTTCGGCAATTGAGGAGTTTTGATGAAAACTCATAGGCTTTTTTGGAGTGTTTTTACGATAACACCGAACAGCAATACTGCAACAAATTGTGAACGGTGAATTAACAATCCTGCATATGAGAGCACATTCGTGCCCGTTTGTCACTCGGCTTTCGCAATGAGTTGATCGACTTGATCGCCGCTCCGGCGCTCTTCGCCCCACAATTTAATCGCGCGCCGCGTTGCCTCTGCATCCGGACCTGAAAGTAGATAACCAATTTCGTTCAGTGTGACATCGTCGCGAATTAACGAGTTCATCCAATCGAGGAATACCGTCACTCCGTGATGCATTGCGGGCGCTTCGGCGAGCAGGATCCGCTCCAATGTTTCGTGCTGTTTCCGGTGCGCCGGGTGATAGCGAGCGCCACCAGCTCCCGCCGCTCCGGACCCCGACGTCGACACGCCGGCAGCGCTCCCGTTATTCAGCCAGCCCAGCCATAGGGCCTCGCCGATCTTTTGCCACTTTTTACCGGACTTGGACCGCTTATCTTCGAGCGCGATGAATTCCGGATCAGTGAATCGGACGGTGATCTTGCGAGGCTTTGGCTCTTTGCTTTCTTGCATTCGATCTCCCATGGTTTTTGTTCTGTCCCTTTTGTCCCTTGAATATCCCGTAACGTTACGTTCCACCTGGGCATGGCCGCCGCAGATATTGACGGCATGCCGTTAAATGAGTAGCATGGCGAATAGGACGCCATTTACATAATGTCTACATTTTCCCATGACGCCATTGACGCCGTACCTCGCTCGGCCGCCAAGGACCTGCGCAGAATCACGGTTCGCGTGACTCCCGACCTCCGCAAACGCTTCTACCATCAGGCTATTCAGGAGGATAAGAAGCTCAATCACCTAGCGGTGACAGCCCTGGAGGAATACCTGCGCCGCAAAGCCTCCGCAAGCCCTGGTTCGACTAAGCATCACCAGGATGGCGGCAAGTCGCCGGACCCCGTCAACGCATAGGAGTCACGGTACTAGTGATAATTCCTGTGTTCCGGAGAAATGCGCGCTTTGAGGGTCCTGGCAGGCTTGCCAACTATTCGCCGCAATGGCGTCATTTCTGTATTGACGGCATGGCGTCAAGACGCTATGTTGTGTCAGAAGGGTTTTGACAGCGGATGTGCTCGAACACATCCGCCGTCCAGGGAAGGTTTACCTAAGCAATGCAAGCAAACACGCAATCGAGCATAACACCAACCGAGACGAATGTGCGCACTAATCTTTCGACAGCATTTCGACAAATCGAAGAATCGGCCGATGAGTTCCAAAAGCCGCTAAGTCCCGCACTTCTACTCAGAATTGCCAGCAATTTGGCACAAGCCGCCGAGCTTGTCCGATTGGCCGCCGCCGTCCTGCAGGGAGCCGTATAGCCATGGCAACGCAACTTTCAGAGCTCCCCGCCCAGGAAGGCACGCCGCGGACGTTCGCGCCCGGCATCTACTACGACGTCCCAGCCACCGAGTACCACGCAGCCCCCGGGCTCAGCAATAGCGGCATGAAGGACCTGGCGATCTCGCCGCTCCGCTACTGGCACCTGCACATCAACCCGAACCGGGAGAGCAAAGAATCCGACGCGATGGACCTGGGCACAGCGTTCCATTGCGCGGTGCTCGAACCGGAAAAGTTCGCCTCCTCCTACGTCCGCTCGATCGCGGCCGCCGACTACGAAGGCTGCCTGATTACGATGGACGACTTACGGGAGTGGGCCAAGGGCCAGGGGATCACATTCACCGCGCGCACGAAGGCCGACATGGTGAAGGTCATCCAAACCTTCTGCCGCAACCAGGGAGTCGCCGAGCCACCCATCCTCGATATCCTGCGCCAGGCGCACACGGCGCAACACCAGGGCAAGACGGAGCTTTCCAGGGAAGAATGGGATCGCGTCCACGGCATGGCCGAAGCACTGCGCTCGGAAAAGTCCATCGCGCCCATTCTCAAAGAGGGACGCGCGGAGGTCTGCGTATTCGCGCGGGATCCGGCGACGGGCGTGTTGCTCAAGTCCCGGCTGGATTGGATTTCGGACGCGACCACGGTCGACCTGAAGAGCTTCTCGCAGAAGAACGGCCGCTCGATCGACCGGTCGGTCACCGCCGCGATCGCTTACGAGAGCTACTACCGGCAGGGTTATTTCTATACGCTGCTGCGCAGCCTGCACGGCGTCAAGAAACAGAAATCGGTGATGGCGTTCGTCGAATCCGACACGCCGCACGAGGTACGCATTAAGGAGTTCACGCCCGTCGCGCTCGGCGAGGCAAACGTGTATTGGGGCCGGGCGAAGCTCGAAGTGCAATCGCTGATCAAAACCTACGCCTGGTATCAGAAGGAGTTCGGCACCGCCCCCTGGCGTGCCGCACAGACAATCGAAGTCCTCCGGGACGAGGAGCTGCCAAATCTGGCTTACTAACATGGCCTTCAAGAAATCGGTTCGGCAAGCAGTTCCTCTACTCACGTCCGTATCCGGGCCGTCTGGCTCCGGAAAGACGCTCGGCGCCTTGCTCTTGGCAGCCGGAATGGTGGGCCCGCGCGGCCGGGTAGGATTCATCGATACAGAGAACCGTCGCGGCACGCTCTATGCCGACAGCACCCTGGTCATGAAGGCGCTCCCGGATGGCTACGACATCGACCAGCTCGATCCGGACTACAGTCCCGCGCGCTATCGCGAAAAGATTATCGAGGCAGAGAAGGCCGGCATCACGGTTTGCGTCGTCGATTCGTTTTCGCATGAGTGGGAAGGCACCGGCGGCTGCACTGACATTGCCGAGAAGCGAAAGCTCGGCAAGATGGACAATTGGGCCGCCGCCAAGCTGGAGCACAAAAAGCTCGTCAACTATCTGCTCACGAGCAACATGCACCTGATCTTCTGCCTGCGCGCTCGCGATAAGGTAAAAATCGCCAAAATAAACGGCAAAGATGAAGTCATTCCGATCGGCATCCAGCCCATCACGGAGAAGAACTTCGTGTTCGAAATGCTGGTCTCCCTCGCCGTCGACGAGAAGACGCACCTCTCCACTCCGATTAAAGTGCCGGACATGCTGGCCAGCGTGTTCCCGGTCAGCGGCGAACTGCTGACCAAAGAGCACGGCGAACGGATCCGGCAGTGGAACGAATCGGCGCCGGCCGCCGACACCTCCGAGCAGCTCCGCAAGCGCGCACGCCTGGCCGCCGCGGACGGCATGGACTCCTACAAGGAGTTCTTCGGCGGGCTGTCGGCCGCGCAGCGCAAGGCACTGGCATCGGTGCACGAGGAAAACAAGATGGCCGCCGAGCAGGCAGACATGCTGCACGAAGAGCAGGGCGACGCCGAGCCGGAGCCAGAGGACGATTTCATGGCGGTGGGCCGATGACGATGGCCAAACTTCTCGACCGGGCCCGCAGGATGAGGCGCATCGACAACAATCTGGTGCTGTGCGACAACTGCGACACGCCAGCATCAAAATCGCTCTCGCTAAAGCTGAGCTGGACCTGCTGCGCTCCCTGTGCGTGTGGCGAATCTGATTCCTTCGATTCAAGCGACCTGATCCATGTCCCCAAAACGGAGGGCCGCACGGATTGAAAACCTGCGTGTTCACACACGACTGGGGCTGGCCACGCAAGGGGCCCAACGGTTCGGACACGCAAACCTGCGCGCGCTGCGGGGCCGTGCGCGAAAGCAAAGTACAGTTCTCGGCTGAACAACAGCCTCAGACCAGCAAGCAACAAACCGGCTCGGAACCCGCAATAGCGGGGATTCCGGGCCGAGATCATTCAGGAAGGTAACGCTTTATGTTTTCTGCACCAGTGGAGATCTGGGACGCCACAGTGACGGCGATCCACCACAAGATGAAGGACGGGGTTCTGTCCAGCCGGCTCACTGTGGCCGGGACGTTGGACGAAAGCCTGGCCAAAGAGCTCGGCGCGAATTCGCTCGTCTTTGCCGAGAACGGCACCGCGAAAGAAGGCTTTTCGAAGCTGGAGCTTTCGACCGGCTGCGCGGCATTCCGGGCGCTCTTCCAACCGGATCCGGTACTTAAGCATGACGTCGAGATTACCGGCGATTCCACTGACAACTATCTGGTTGAGCGGAAAACCAAGGGCGGGCTGAAGCTCAAATTCCGCATCAACTATCATGGCGACCCGCACCAGATGCTCGCCTATGTCATGGCGATCGGGAGCGGGGAAGCGCATCTCCGGATCACGCCCCTGCAGAAGGAACTGGAGACCACCGAGGATTCCACCGTTTCGATCACCGTTACCAAGGGCAACGGCGAAACGTTCACGCAGCCGGTGGACAAAGATACCGTCCGCCAGGCGCTCGCGCCGTCGCATAAGAGGCGTGGCGCGGTGGCCAGCCGCCGCGAAATGGCAGGGGCGCACTAAGTGGACGACCACGAAGCCAAGCCGGAAATGTGGGCCGTGGTCGAAGTCATGGGACACAACGTCTTTCCTGGCTGGGTCACTGCTACGACGATCGGCGGCGCTGCGTTTATTCGCGTCGACGTGCCCGAGATACCGGAACGCGTGGAGTCGCGCCCTGGCTACGGTGCTGACGGCACGTGGGGCAAGCATGATTTCCCGGTGCCGGCCGCACCAGGCTATACGAAGCTGATCGGGCCAGGCTCGATCTACTGCATCACGCCGTGCACCGAAGAGGTCGCGCGCCAGGTGGCGGACCAACGCCGGCAGCGGCCGGTGACGGTGATTGACTTCCCACAGGCTACGGCGATCGCCGCGGCAAACACGTGTGAGGACGACGAGGGTGAGGATGCGGAAATCGAAGAGGCAAGGAGTCTGCTCTAATGCGCGGACCCGCACTGACCATTCGACCGCAGGCCATCACCGACACCGAACGGATCAACGCGCTCGACAAGATCCTGCGCCGGCACGATGGCTTGCTCCGGTGGGTCTTTAATCGCGAGTTCGGGCTGTTCTGGATCGGCGAACACCACTCGGCCGCGCTGCGCAACGCGATCGACGATCTCATCCGGACGGACAAGCATGCCTGACCAAACTGCGCCTCCCTCTCGGACCGGAGCATTAGCTGATTTCGACAAGATGGTCGCCAGAGATGCAGCCGAGAGGGACGCTCGCGCTGCCGACCGGGAACAGCGGCGCTTGCGCGAAGAGCGCGACTCCCTTGCCTTCTCTGTCTTTATGTACTGGGTGAAACGTGAATCGATATCAGTGCTTCACGATAACCGAAAGACGTTCTCTAAATGGGCTTACGAGATCGCCGACGCAATGATTGCAGCGAGGGATCCCGCATGAGAATTCCAGAAATCGATTTCCAACTCGAGTATCCATCGTATGGCGCAGTCTCACCGCGCGCCCGAGTCCGGCTGTTCTACACTCCCCAAGGCCGCGTGATTGCGATCGTTAGCGAGCTCCCGAACAATCCGCCGTCGCCGTCGCTCACCAACTCAATCGAGGACTGCGCGCGGGCACTCATGCGGCGCTACGAAATCGACCCGGGCCTGTTCGACCTGATCCAACATTCCCCCTTGGATAAATCGGCTGCCAGCCGGCTCCCTGGCATGTACCCGGCCAGCCAGGATGAGCACTTCGAGACCGTCTCCGTTCCCGGTGGATGGCTGGCCTTTGGGCGCACGGCTCGCTCGATCATCGGACCCTCGACGCATCCCGTCTGGTCGCCGGTACCGCGGGCCACTGTGGAGCAGCTCGTCGGAGGGGCGTTCGAATAAATGCCCTGTAATCACGTCAAACTTCCCGGCGGCGCCACAGCCATCATCTGCAGCCGATCAGCGCCGCGCAAACGTTGCGTGACTTGTGGACTGCCTTCGAAAGTGCTCTGCGACTATCCCGTAACGAGCAACAAGTCGGGAACATGCGACCGGCCTTGTTGCAAGCAACATTCGCAGAACATCGGGCCGGACCAGGATTACTGTCTGGCGCACGCCAGTTTAGGGACGGGGAGCGGCAAAGGATGAGTGCGCTACGCAGTTTGGCGCACTGCTATAGCCACATGATGCCTGTGGCGAACGCGAACACAAAGGGGCCGCCATTCCGGGACGAGGCAAGCCCGGTAGGCACATCTTTCATTGGCAGGGGGCGGCGTGGCTGAAACAGACTGTACCGACGATGTAATCGTTAGCCGATTAGAAGCGATGCAGCGGGAAGGCGCGACGGTCAAATTCTGGTATGACCCGGAAGCAAAGCTCTTCTTCGCCAACTTCATAAAAAATATCGAAGGTTTATCACCCTCGCGTTGGGTCTCCGCCGAGGCGAGTGGCGACACCTTGCGCCAGGCATTCACGCGTTTACTCGAACGGAGCATGGAGGAGCATGCCTGACAAAGACAGTGCCGGCGATGCACTTCTCACCCAATTCCAAGCGATGCTCCAGAAGGACGATGCCATGGTCGAATTCTGGTACGACCCGGACGCCAAGATCTTCTGGGCTGGCGAAGCGATGGGCGATACGTTGCACCAGGCACTCGACCACCTGGTCAAAGGAGATACCTTTGCCTAACCCTCGCCAGCTCGCATTCACCGCCGCCGAAGAGCGGGTTACTAAGTCGAACGACACGCCAGTTAGTAAGTACTCCGAATACAACGATCTGAACCTGTGCCTGGCGCTCGATGTCCAACGCGATCCGACCAACCCGAAGTATGCGCACCTGGTGACCGGCTGGACCAATCGCGTGCTGTCCAGGCTCCGGAAGGGGCGTGCTGCGTGAGCCGACCATGCACCAAAGTTCCCCCATTAAGTAAAGATGCCCTACGGATCGTGAACGCCGCACTCGAGGAGATCGAAGACTATCTGAAATCGCTGATAGAGTCCGGATGTTTAATCGACGGCGATAACAATCCCATTCGCGAAACGCTGGAGCCTTGTTATGTGGACGATGTTACGCGGCTAGAGGGCCTGGTGGTCGAGCTGCGAAGCCTGACGGGCAGGGGGGCTGCGTGATGGTTAATCCCGAACGAAAACAACGCGACGCGCGCGAATTGATCTGGGTATGTTCCGAGTGCCTTTGCGCGTGCTGTTGGGCCGGCATCTTCATGTGTCAGCGGTCTAAGCATGCCGGGCTTAAGAAGATCACCAAGCGTGAGGCGCGACGGCTTGGCTACGAACACGAGGATTATATTCAACGACTGGAATGTCAGGCAGGCTTTCGTCTCAGCACCCGAGGTGTGGAAATTCCGATTCGAGGGACCGCGTGATGCCGACCATGACCGCCGCCAAGTTCCAGCAGAAGCACCTGCTGGAAAAGGACGTCGCCAAGCAGATCCGCGATTTCCTCGAAGTCCGCCACTGGCGACGCGTGCGCAACCAGTCGATGGTCACGATGGGCGCCGGCGGGCCGATGACCATTGGCGAAAAGGGCATGGCGGACCTGCTCTATATCCACTACATCGACTGGATTGAATACCCGGGCCTGGCTGCGATGTTATGGATCGAAACCAAACGCGCGAAGGGCGGCAAGCGACATGAGGACCAGGTCAAGTGGCACGCGAAAGAACAGGGCCGCGGCGCGGTGACGCTCTTCGCTAATGACATCACTGACTTCGAGCGCGAGTATCGCCGCTATTTCGGCTGGCTTCATCAGCCTGGCCAGACGCCCGATCAACAACCACTTCAGCTACAGGACGATTTTTAAGTGACAGAAGAGCTCTATTACTACACCTGGTTTACCGATCGCTGGCAATTGTCGCAGGCGCGCGTCGAGATGAACCTCGCCGAGCGTGGCCTGTACCGCGAGCTGCTCGACTATTTCTACACGAACGGCTCGCTGCCGGCCGACGAGGCTACCCTGGCTCGCATTGTGGGCGCGCAGGCGGCCGAGTTTCGTCGCGCCTGGAGGAAAGTATCCGGCTGGTTCGCTCCGGACGACACAGGGCGCCTTGTTTCAGCCGCCGGCACCGACCTGCGCAACGGTCTGCTGAGGGAATTGAATCAGCGGCGGGCTGCCAGCCAACGCGGCGGCGAGGTGACCCGAGATCGCCATCGGGGAGGGCCGGGGGAGGGCCGGGCGGCTAGGCCGGGAGACAGGCCGAGACCAGGGCCGGGAGGGGGGCCGGCGGCCTGGCCGATACCGGGGCCGGACAGGGAGCCGAGGGCAGGGCCGGAAGCTAGGCCGGTGGGTGGGCCGGCAGGGGGGCCAACTGAAGACTTAAGACTTAAGACTAAGAAAGAAAACCTTACGGCGTCTGCCGACGCCGCCGGTTTTCGCGGGCGCGCGGGGTTAACTGCGCTCCAAAAGCATACCGCAAACGAGCAGGGGGCGGCGGCGGCAAACCCGCCCGAAGAAATCGCCACGAAAACGCCTGAAAACACAACGATTCTGCCCGAGATCCGCGAGCTCGTCGATGCCCTGCATGCCCGGCATATCGAGCCCGGAAACCCGGCGAAAGCCTACGGCGAAGCCCAGGCTGCGTTTGCCCAGAGCGGCGACACCTGGCCGGCGTTTTCTGCGATGATTGGCCGGCATTTCCTCGAGTGGAGCGAGTTCTGGCAGCGCAAACGAGAGCGCGATTCGGAAGCGTTTGTGCCCCAGCTCTGGCGCTGGTTTCACTCGGCCGAGTACATCGGCAAGCCGTCGGACGAGGCGCAGCACAGTCGCAAGCGGGCCTCGAAAACTGAATTTCTCGATCGCATCGCCAAGGGCGAGATCGACGTGAACGGCCGCCCGATCGAGGTCCACCGGTGACGGGCGAATGGTCTCCGTCTAAGCCAATTCTGTGCATTGATTTTGACGGCGTGATTCACGCTTACACCTCGGGCTGGAAGGGGCCTCTGGTGATACCGGATGACATTACGCCAGGGTTCTTTGAGTGGGCTGAACAAGCAGCACAGCATTTTCGCCTAGTGATTTATTCTTCGCGGTCCAAAGAGCCGAAAGCAGCCGAAGCAATGCTCTTGTGGCTGTATCAGCAGCGGAAGAAATGGCGCGCAGACGGTGGCCAGCACGAGATCGATTCACCACTCAGTTTCGAATTTGCAGATGAGAAGCCGGCCGCCTTTCTGACCATTGACGATCGCGCGCTGTGCTTTACCGGGAATTGGTCTGACTTTGATCCAGAGTTTTTGCTCACATTCAAGCCATGGAACAGGGAGCCGAAATGATCACCGCACAGCAAGCATCGCAGTTTGTCAAACGCTTCAGCGCGCTGCGAGATTTCAAGAGCGAACCGGAAGCGCAGCGCGAGCTCATCCTCGCGTTGCAGCAGTCCGCGCAATCGATCGACCATGCAGACGTGATCGTCACGCAATGGCTCGAGTTCGGCCGCTTTGCGCCGACGCCGGCGGATCTCTACGAGGTCGCCGCGCGCACTCGCCAGCCGGCTCCGGAGAACGCATGCCGGCAATGCGACGGAACCGGTTTTGCGCAGGGTTATCTCGAAGTAACGGTCGATGACCAGGGCCAGCCCCATGAGCGAGCTATTAGCCACCAGGAGTACCGGGAGCGTCTGCGCGGTCCTGGACCGCGGGTCTACCAACAAGTGCGCCCGTGCCCGGCGTGTCGCGCGGGAAAGCCGCAACTGGTGCCGCAGGCGCCGGACGGGAAGGCTGCCGGAGCGGGCCGCGACTGAAGTGTCGGCTGGTCAGGTCACCATCGTTGTGCGCTGTCCGCTCTGCGAGCGCATGCTTGCCATGGATCACACGACAGGGATCTATCTGCACTGGCTCAGCAGCGACCAGCCCTGTCGGAATGAAGGCAAGTGGTTCAGACTCGAGATCCACGAGGTACCGACCGACGAGCTGCCGGCAATATTGTCGGGTCAATAAAAAGGCCGGCGAACACCGATGCCTAAACCATCCAAAGCAATCCGGCTGACTGAGCGCGATCTTAAGCGCCTGGACGACAACGTCGAGAAGTGCGCCCTTGCGCTGGGCGCGCGATTTGGTGATGTGGACGGCGGACTTGAACGCCTGGCGGACAATCTTCTGGGACTGACACGCGACTGGATAGCGGAGGTACGAGAGTACATGTCTGACCGCGCGGCGGACGGGGAGACGTGGGAACTATGAGCAAAGCCGAATCACGAAATCTTTTCGCCGAGCCAAGCGACGAATTGCTCTTCAGTCACTGTTCCGCTATCGGCAACCCCGAGCATGATATCGATTACTGCTTGTTCATCGATCTCGACAACGACGCCATTGATCTCCAGAAACGTGGCACCCACGATCCAACCAGTGCGCTTGTTGCCGTCGACAAATCCGTGATTGTTGGCAATCCCAAACACGTACGCGGCCGCCAACTCCAGTAGGCTGCCTGGTTGGGAATAGTGAAACAGATTTTGAGGGCGGGCCAGCCCTGATTCAATAAGCGCATTCTCTCGAATGCCTGGCAGCCCGCCATGTTCTGCAATCTGAGCGTCGTGGATGGCCAGGACAACGTCGTAGCTAATCCACTCCGGTTCGATCATTTCGCTAAGGCGTGAAGGGCGTTTCTATAGCGCTTCATTACGGATTCGGCGGCCTTCATCTGGCGCTCGAAAACGGGGTTATACGGGGTGAGGCGATACCCTTCCGGAGATTCGGTCAGGTATAGGGCATCCCCATCGTGAATTTTCAACCGGTCAGTAACCTCCCTCGGAAGGGTAACCCCGGTTGAATTGCCGACTGCTCTGGCTTTTAAAGTGATCATAATCGGTCCTCCCGGCTCGTTGACCGAATCCGAATATACACATGTTATAACACGAAACCTGCCGTTTTGCTCAGAAATTTGCAGGGAAAGTGCGCTTACCAATTAGGAAGATTCTTGTGACCGTGTCTTTAGGCGGCGGCCACGGCCCGCAGCGCCGCGCTGGACTAGTGTTCAGGAATCACTCCGAAAGTAGTCCACCTCAGTAGTCCGCTCTCAAATCGGACAACTGAAACTCGCGAAGGGAAAGGTTCACTATGGCGCTCATACTTTTGATTCTTGTGATCCTGCTGCTCGGCGGCGGCGGTGGTTACTATGGCTACAACCAGTGGGGCTACGGTGGCGGGATCGGTGGAGGCCTCGGGCTCATCCTCCTGATCGTGCTGCTTGCTTATTTGCTCGGCGTGTTCCCGCACCGCTTATAGCGTGCGCGCTGGGCTCCCACCTGGGCGCCTGGCTGGACGTCCAGGGATTGAATCGATATATGCTCTGTTCCGCTCACTTGCCCGCCTCCCGCTCCGCATCGCCCTGGATGGCGTCGAGAATATCAAGAGCCATTTGCAGCCCGTCAAATCGACCGTTAAGCAGTGACTTGTCACGCTCTGATTCACCGCCATACAGCCACCTATACTGTTGCTGCTTTTCCGTTATGCGCTCAACCGCCGTCGCCAGCTTCCGCTTGACGGTGGCAATCTCTGCCATAAACGAGGCAGTCTGATTGCTTCTTTGCATCGCTTTTTCTGCTTCGGTCACCTTGCCGACTCCCCTCTACGCTGCCTGCGCCCGGAGCTCGGCGAGCTTGCAGCGGTCCCATTCAACGCCCTGGCGGTACAGCGCGGTGTCCCAGCCCTTCGACGCGGCGAACGCCACCAGCTTTTCGTTTACGGCGAGCGATCGCTCGTAAAACTCGATGCCGGGCGTCAGGTCTTCGATCGCGTCCAGCTCGTCTATCAGTGCTCTGTATTCGGCTTGGTCGGGCATGACCACATGATTGCTTTTATGACGGCATGACAGCAACATTTTGACGTCAAAGACGTACTATTACGCCAAACTACGGGAGTGTTTTAAGTGGATCGATGACGGCGAGCGCGAAGATTTGGCGTCATTCGTCAAAAAGTTTACATAATGTTATTTATCGGAACCTGTGGCGAGCGGGCAAAACGCCTGGGATGTAGTGGCTACACCGCGTGTTTGGCCGGCTTCAGTTCGACTACCAGCCGGCGGCCGACAACCGCGGCGGCGCGCTGTAGCGTGTCCAGTTGGATGGACGGTTTCTGGGGATTCAACAGCCGGTCGACCTGCGTCCGGCTAGTGTGCATCAGCTTCGCCATCTTGTTCTTGCTGATGTGCTGTTCTCTCATCGCTGCCGTAATCTGCCAAGCGATTACACGCGCGTTGGCGATCGCGTCCACCTCTTCGAAAATACCCTCTTCTTTCAGGAAATCGTCGAACGAGGATCCAATGTTCTTGCTGCTCATCTCTCCATCTCCCTCTTGCGTTTCAGCGCCAAATCAATTTCCGCGACTGGGGCTTTCTGTGACTTCTTCACAAAGCCGTTGAGTAGGACCATCTTGCCGTCGCGAATGCAGAAGATCACCCTCGTGATTCCGTTTTTGATGTTGCTCCGTACTTCCCAAAGCCCGCCCCCGCCGAGCGGACGACAAGCCGGCATCCCAATCGGCCAGCCGCGCTCTACGGTGGCTATATCCGCACCGATGATCTTTCGATCTGCAGGGTCGAGCGATTTAAGCCACTCTCGTACCGGCTCCGCTCCAGTCGCAGCCGACCGGAAGAAGGCGGCTGGAACTTTTTTAGGTGCGGCGCGTGGCAAGTAATACCTATAATCCCTACATGCCAACTGTACCGTGCATGGTGCAGGGGGTCAAGCAGAAAATGCAAATGTAGTGGCTACACCGCGGGTCCGCGCGCCAATTCCAGATAGGTATCGAGCGCCAGACGGGCGGCATTTCGCGTCGACATCCCTGGTGGATCCTCGCGATCGCCTCCGTAGCATGAGCACTCTTTCAACTGGTGCGCGGCAGAGCCGGCGACCATTCGCACTCCGCATTCGCGATGGAGCCTTTGCCCGTTGAGGCTTGCCGGGCTTGTTTCGTCGCCCGGCCCGATCGGCTCCTCGCAATATAAACAAGCTTCATCCATGTCGTATCAACCCGTATCAGCCTTTCGGCTCGCCAACGCCTTCGCCGTGGCTGTTCGACTAGGGTAATCCCGATCGGTCGATTATGTGCCGCGTATATACATTTTATGTATATACTTGAGTTGTGGCTAGTCGAAAGTTTCAGTGGGACCAAGCGAACACCGAGCACATTGCGCCGCACGCGATTACGCCACAGGAAGTTAGAGAAGTGTTCAGCCGTATTTATGCGGAAGTGCCCACAGATCCGGTTGACGGCGAGGATCGCTATTGGGCTATTGGAACGACGGCGAGAGGTCGCCATCTGACGATTGCCTTCACGGAACGCGGCGAATACACCCGTCCGATTACCGGATGGGAAATGACCCCGGAGGAATTAGAAATCTATGTCGAAGAACTCTACAGACGACTTGACCTTCCCGAATGAGAAGGCAGAGGCCGATTGGTACCACAGTCCGGAAGGACGAGCTCGCTCGCTACGGACGCTCACGAAAGCTGTCCGCGATCGCAAGGTTGTGCTCCGCGATGGTTCCCAGATGAAGCTCACCGATCGCGCCGCAATCGAACAGTTACTGGCCGAGGCGCGCGCCGCAGCGACACAGGCTATCTCCTTGCGCCTGCCGGCGAGCGACATCGAGGCGGCGAAGCGTCTGGCCGAAGATACGGGCAAGGGCTATCAAACCATCCTGAAGGAGATTATCCACAAAGGCCTGACGAACCCCGGCGCGCGAGCCAGAAAAACAAAGACGGCCGCGGGCTAAAACTAGGCAGTGGTCGGCAAATACACTCGAATGGAAAAGAAGCCTACACGCGACAGTATGACCAGAGCCGAGAAATTTGAGTTCGTCCGGTCCTTGCCCAACGAAGACGACAAAATCGACTATAGTGATGCGCCGGCCAGATTGCCGCCGGAAGTGTGGGCAAAAGGCGTGGTCGGCAAATACTATCGGCCGCTCAAAAAACAGGTGACCTGCCGGATCGACGCCGATGTCCTCGTTTGGCTCAAGGCGAAGGGGGCCGGCTACCTCACACAGGTCAATACCATCTTGCGTGCGCAAATGGAGCGCGAGCGGAAGCCACGCAAGGGCAAGTCGCGGACGGCCGCGGGCTAGTTCCCCTCCCCGCGATTCAGTTAGGCTGACTAGTTCCCCGCTCCGGCCGGTTTTGGAATGCGCACTTGTCGATGAGCTTCCTGATTGGTTCAGGCTGCATCTCGAATTCTTTCACGGTCGCGTCGTAAAACGCTCTATTCAAGCAGTGAATCAGTAAATTGAATTCGCTGTAAGAGAGGGAAAAATGAAGAACTAATTTTTCGGCTTCCTCTGCTGTCGGGATATAGAATCCGGGCGCATTTGTTGGCACTCCGGTATTTTACCGACAATTCATGCCATTTCGAACTAAATGCCACATCTCGCTTACTTCAGTTCCCGGCCCCGACTTCCCTGCTCCGCAACTCCGCTTGCAGTTTTTCGTGGAATTCGCGGAGGAAGTCCTGCACCTCGTCCTCGGGCATCCCGGCACGTAAGACGGCAATGAGCTTGTCTACCGCCGCGCTTGCGCCGGCCGGATCATGATCTGCGAATGATATTTCAACTTTCATCCTGACCGTGGTTTGGTCGCTGTCATTGCGATCAGTGCTGACGAAGCTGAGTTGCGGCATGCCGCCTATTGTAATTCCCCGCCCCGCCCGCAGCTAAAGATTCTTCTTCTCGCCCAGATAAGGAACTATTTTCCTATATGGCGACAGCGTCTCCAGTGCTTCGAGGTCTTCCTGGAGTTTCTGATATTCTGCCGTGACTCGATCGTAACGGGCCTTGAAATCATCATCGACTTCTACTTCGAGCGTCAGTGGCTCGGGATCGGTCCGGAGCGTCCATACCGAGTAAACTTCGCCGCACTCTAAGTAGCAAATCACGGATTTACTCCCTTCCCTGCCCCGCTCACGGCTTCTTTTTCTTGGCCGCTTTTTTGGGCTTCGCGGCGGCCTTGGGCGCCTCTTTGGGTGCGCCGGCGCGCCGTTCGTTCTGCCGAATAAAGTCGTCCAGTGCCGGGCCCGTGACAAGCTTCGTCTTATGGCCAAGGATGACGGCAGGTAACCTACCGGTGCGAATGAGTGTGAGCACGAAGCGTCGCGTTACAGCGAGGCGCTTGGCCACCTGGTCCACCGTTAAAAGCTCTATTGTCGCCATCTCACACAAAAGCACACGCCTCATCCGTACGGATAGTACTAATGTCGAGACTCATTCGCTCCGATTTGTCTCGGCGCGACGGGCAAAGTTGCCAGTATTCGTGCCCATTTGGCGCTATTGGGGCGACCAGGCACGTTTTTGTAACATTGGCTCGCCAAACTACCCGGGCGGCCTCGTTGGGGGCGCTGTGCCGCCTAACGTCGCCAGTATCATGCTTGCCATTTGCCTTTCTTCGCGGCTGGCATTGGGATCCGCGAGCACGGCTCGGTAGTCGTCCAGATTCAGGGCGACATCGTAGTAGTGGTTAATCGGTGGAAGCGCGCGCCAGGCCGCGGAGTAATTCGTGGCTCGCCGCCTTTCGCGGGTCTCCGGCCGCCGCGGCCTGGTTTCGCCAGAGGGCGACGTAAGTCGTTCTTGGTAATTCTTCCTATTAAGGCGACCGGACATTTTTGTCCCCTCGGAGCGGACTGGGCCGGCGCCTGGCGGGTAGGTCTCGACCAGGACGAAATGGTCGCCGTGGCCGGTCCGGGCGACCCGGCGAAGGATACCGAGCGCAAGGAGCTGGGCCATCCACCGCCGGACGGTGCGCAGATCCACCCCGTAATACTCGGCCGCGCGCTTGTAGCGGAAGAACGTGTGCCCCTTCAGCCACTGCATCCGCTTGGCGTAAATCAGCATGCGGTAGACCGCTCCCGGAAGCACTTTGCGCCAGGCGTCGAGTATTCCCTTCCCTAGCGGTACGAACGGTACTTGCGGCGCAAAATTAAGGGCTTGCGCGCCGCCGTTTTCTGATAAGATTTCCATGTTGGGTTTGGCCGCCTTTCACCGGCCGACTGCATACACTTCGGGCGCTGCTCTGGTAGGCCGAGCCCGGGTGGACAGAACGAATTAAGCGGCTTAGGTGTTATCAGCACCTAGGCCGTTTTTAATTTCAGCTCACAGTATTGTGCTCACTGCCGCACAGTATACACCCCAAACAATAGTGCCGAGAATTGTTCTAAGTACTATCGTTTCTTGCGCTTCACTCTCGGTGGTGTTAGGCTCCCAAGTGGGCGTCTAACGTGACGCCTTGCTAATCAAAAACGGGAGCTCAAATGATTGTGGTTGTAGGGGGGATAAAGGGTGGCAGCGGCAAGACTACCGCGGCAACAAACCTCGCCGTGATGCGCGCCACCAGCGGAGTGGACCTGTTGCTGGTCGACGCCGACGGTGATCAGGAGACAGCTTACGACTTCACCCAGCAGCGCAGCGAGCGCATGGATGGCGACGCCGGCTATACGACGATCAAACTCGACGGGGCGGCGGTCCGGACGCAGGTCTTGCGCCTCGCCGACAAATACGAGGACGTGATCATCGACACCGGCGGCCGGGACAGCACCAGCCAGCGAGCGGCTCTGGGCATCGCCGACCTTCTCCTGGTACCCTTCGTGCCCAGGTCCTTCGATATCTGGACACTGGAAAAGGTCGCCCAACTCGTCGGCGAAATGCGGCAAGCCAATCTCAAGCTCAAGGCGTGGACGTTCCTGAACCGGGCGGATCCGCGCGGGCAAGAAAACGACCTGGCTGCCGAGGCGCTTAAGGATGCGCCAGGCCTGGAATTCATCAACGTGTCGGTAGGCACTCGCAAGGCGTTCGGCAACGCCGCGGCCGAGGGCCTGGCTGTCCACGAGCTCAAGAATCCGGACCCGAAAGCGGTCGAGGAAATATCGGCTTTGTATAGTCATATTTATGGCGTATCCTGGACGTCCGGCGTGACGTCCAAGGGGGCGTCCAGTCAGGCGTCCACAGGGACACCCAAGGGGGCATTGTAAAGATGGCACTCACAAGAAAACCAACCAGAACGGCAGACCCGGCGGATATCAACCGGCTGATTCGGAAAGGTAGGAGCAAGCCGAGCCGAGAGCAAAGGCGCGGGATGCTGAAGATCAGTCTGCGCGTCCCGTTGAGCTGGGTGGATCGAATCGATGCGCTTGTCAAAGTGCACGAACCGCCGCCGGTCGATCCCTTGTCGCTCACCAAACCGTTGCCGAAGTACACCCGGCATGACTGGCTGCTCGATGCGCTTAGGGATAAGCTCGAACGAGAGAAGAGTCAGGGACGGACAGAGTTGAGTCCGACGCCGACGGCCGAGGGGGAATGATGTTGCGTGTCCCGGACGCCCAAGTGGACGCCCACGCGGGCGTCCCAATAGAAGTCATCGTCTACGCTCTCTATGCGGGCAGGGAAGCGCCCCAACCGTTTTATATCGGAAAATCACGGCAACCAGCAGCACGTCTCAATCAGCATCGCCGTCGATTTGGTGCCGATACGGAAATGAAAGTGTTGCAGCGCCGCTTTGAAGGAGAGAGCGTCGACCAAGCTGAAGCGCGTTGGATCGCGCACTTTATCAAGAACGGCCATTCCGTACGTAACCTGGCCAAGCTTCCCAGATCGGAGGCACGCACACGACTCACCCTGGATATACCGATCGCTCTCCATAGACAGTTGAAATCGAAGAGTGGCCGCAAAGGAGTCGATATTCGTGAAGTTGTGCAATCGTTGATCGAAAAGTGGGTCAGCGACCTGGACGCCCACCGTGACGCCCGAAAGGACTCCACTCCATGAGAGGGGCAGGGAACTCAACCGTCCAACTAGCGTTTCGGATCTGGGTAGACGGCAAGATGGTGGTCAACGAGAGCCACGCTATCCCCGATCCGGAACTCGAACAGTTCCTGAACAGTTTGGGCGAAAAGCACGTCCGGCTGGTGGCGGACAAAAACTTCATGTCGGAGATCGAGTTT